CTTCGTGGCATCAGATACAGTCGGGGCACCAAATGGAATTCTCACTTGAGAATCTCCTTGGGCACGGCCTCCACTTTGCGAAGATCAAGCGCCTTGGAACGGATATCGGCGGCGGCTGCCAGTAGCTCAGCTTCCATCGACGGGTAGACGTCCAGCTTGGTCAGGTCGCCCTCCTTGACAGTCGGCTCCGTCGAGAGGGTGCCCAAGAGCGCCGCTTTGTCGCCGGATCCGGCCAAAATCTTGTTCGACTGCGATAGCTTCCAGGCGGTCAAGTCCACCTTTACTTCGGGCTGGTATTCCGGGGGCGCCTCGGCAAGAACGGCCTGAGCGGCGATAAGCGCATCGCAGTAGGCCCGCAGCTTCTTGAGTTCGGCAATCTTCGCTTCGGTCAGCATCTATCTATCGCCCTCCCACGGCGCGGCACAGGTCCATGATGTAGCACGCTTCCGGCCCGGTGGCGTTGTCGGCCTCACGTCCCCAGCGGCCCGGCCCGCCACGGTCAATCCACGCGCAGACACCGACGGCGAGGCCCGCGCAGGCCAACGTCAAGGCGGCGAGGAGGAGGTGGCGCTTGAGCTTCATCCCAGCCAAACCTTCATCAGTTCGTAAGCTCCCAAGATCAACCCCGCCAAACCGGCCAGAACTCCAATGCTGGAGAAGACGCCCTTGATGTTCGCCCGAAAGTTGAACAGGGTATTGAACTTGGCGTCGATCTCTGGCCGGCACTTGTCCATGCAACGGTCCCTGCCACTTTGGGCTTCGAGTTTGATCTCTTTGACGTCGATGGTCAGCGCCAGAAGCTGGCCCATCATGAACGCCGGAATCTTGTCCGGATCGTTGAGCGCCTCTTCCATCTGGCGTTGGTGGTAGGCCTTGAGCGTCTCCAGGTCAGCCACCGCCGCCAGGTGGGCGGTGTCGCCGGTCTTGGCTTTTCGCGCTTCTGGCATGGGTCAGCCCGCCTTCGGAACCGCCGGCAGGCGAGAGATCAGCTTGTCGACCAGGCCCTTGGACTTGTCCATCGTCTCGGCGAGCACCGGGGCGATATCGCGCTTCCAGCGGTCTTCGGACTGCCCGCGGAGCGCCTGGAGCGCCTCCACCGCTCCGGCGAAGCCCTTGTGCTCGCGGCGCCAGAGAATGAAGACGATCACGGCGCCCAGGAGGATGACGCCGGCGCCGATCCACTCCCAGTAGGGCGCCAGTCGAGCGATGAAGGCCATGGCGGGGATGAGCGCCGCCAGAATCACCCCGAAGATCAGCAGTTTGCTCCGAGCCAAGGGCAGGAAGTAGGCGCCGGCGCCGGCCAGGGCCGCGAGCGCACCAAGAATCCATTCCAGCCGCCGGCAGCCAGCCCGGCGCTCTGAAATCTGAGCCTGGACGATCTCGGCGTCCTTGTCGGCCAGGGCCTTCTTGAGCGCGTCGCGCTCGGCCTGGAGCTCGGCCACCGTCTTCGGCTTTGCTTCCACGCCCCCGGCTACCTGCGGAATCGTGCGGCATCCGCACAGGAAGATAGCGCAGATCGTCATGAGCAGAACAGTGGTGCGGGGTTTCATGCGTCCACCTCCACAGCGGGAATCCGCCATTCTCCAGACTGCTCGAGCGGCTCGAAATCATCCTGAACGTCGTAGACCACGCCGTCGGCGTCAGTGATCGTGTCGCCGCGCTGCGGATCAGTCGCTCCGGCGCCGAAATCCAAATCAGCCTGTTTACACGTGAACTCCAGTCGCCCCACGCGCGTGTAAACTCCGTCTGTCTGTAGCGCGTCCGTCGACAACCGGTTGCGCGTGCCGGTGAGCTCGACGGTGTTTGATCCGCGAGTGTAGGTCACTATCTCGCCGCCGACCGCGTAGAACGCAGGGATCGCGGCCTTGGCGGCTGTTTGGAAGATGGAGTCAGACACGATGATCTACGCCTTCTTGATCCGCCCGAGGAGCGCGCTCTTGCGGACGCGCACGTCGGGGACGCCGTCCACGTCCATGACGAAGGTCTTCTTTGAGATCCCGGCCACCGGCCCGACCCGCGTCTTGCGGTTGTAGACGATCTTGATTACGTCGCCGACCGCGATTTCTTCCGCCGGAACCTTCTCGACCTCTTCGCCAGCGTCCGGCGCGTCAAAATCAGGAGCCGGCTCCGGCTCCGAGACCAGAGGAAGCGCGTTGATCGGCTCGGACTCCGGAGCGGGCGGCGCAACCGGAGCCGGGGCAACCGGCGGAACGCCCTTGACGATGACGACCGGGGCCGGCCCGACCACGCGGACCTCGACCGGCGGCTTCCGGTCGCTCCAGAAGTAGCCGCACTTCTCGCACCTCCGCGGATAGAACGTCGCGCCACCGGTGCCAATCGCAGCCCCCGCCTTGACCACATTCATGCTTCCGCACTGTGTGCACTTCATGGTTGCGTTTCTCCTTCTTCCGGTGTCTCTTCCGGGACCGATGAAACGGCGACGGGGAGGCCTGGCCCCGGAAGAGAGCCCGGACCTACCCCGCCCCCGTCTAAACTGACTCCCGCTTCCGAGAGTAGCCGTGTCATGACGGCCTGGCTCGCGAGTTCCTCCCGGTTCCACTGCCGGGCCGCGAGCCAACAAAGGAAATTTTCGACTCGCGATTGCTCGGGCTGCCAGCCTGCAAGCATCGCCTGGATGTCGGCCGCGAGCGTCGCCACGGTGCAGCGCTTGATTGCCTGCGCATCGATGCCGAGGTGTGGCCCGAAGGCCAGGACCGGGACGCCCGCGGCAAGAGATTCTACCGCCGCATTGCTGTTGATCGTGATTACGAAATTCGCGCCGGCCAGCGCGGAAGCAAGTCCCGGCCCGGCCTTGCTCTCGCGATACGCCGCGCGCTCTTCTTGCTTTTCGTCCAACAGGGGGAGCTGTGTGTGCACGTGGCTGCGCCGATTCGTCGGGTTCTGCGGGTGCGGCCGAAAATACACCAGCGTCCCCTTCGGGATCGCCCTGGCGACTTCGCGCTGCAACGGGTTCGGCCCCTGCAATTCCGAATCGGCCAGCTGCGTGTCGCCAGCGACTTGGCCGAGAACCAGGATGTAACCGCCTGTCCGCGCTCTGACCGGAGTCAGCCCCTGCGGGTAGAACTGCGCCAGCTTCTCGGCCCCACCAGCCGGGGCTGGATCGTTGATCCGCCGGCGCCACGACGCGCGATGCAGGAACCCCTCGGGATCGACCTGCATGTTGTCCTTGCGCTGATAGAATCCATTCTCGCACCAGAGCGTCGGGACTCCATGGCGCGCCGCAGACTGCGCCAGTTTTGCGCGCCGGATGTTGTTCCATGCGCAGAGCACCACTGGTTTCACTGGGTTGGCATCAATCACGTTCTCATCGTCCTTGCGGTAGCGCTTGACCATGAGACCGCAGTTGTGAAGCCCTTCGACGATCCCGGTGAAAGGATGAACATCCTCGCAATCTTCCACCAGCGCGTATGGCCGCGAATCGGGCGCTTGGTTGAACGCCTTGAGAATCTCGGACTCGCATCCGTTGAGCCACAGGTGGAGTGCGTAGGGGAGCTGGCCGCCGGTCTTCGGTTCGGCCTGCCGCAGCGGAGCCACATCTCCGCGGATGGCGCGTTGATAGTATGCCGCCGCGCCCCGGTGCCGCATCGGCATGAACCAGGGCCAGTCGGCGACCGTGAAAAACCCGGGCTTACGCGCATAGATTTCGCTCAAGAGGTCAGGCCCGTAAGCGCAACGCGAAGCCGCCGGAAGCGTCTTTGCGGCATCCATCAACTCCCGAAGTCCGTCCGCGCTCCGGCCGGAAGCCATCACGCAATTGTTGAAGGGGACCTTGTGGAACTGCCGCGAAATAAAAACGCGCTTCCCGTCTATCCCGAAGGCCCGCTCGGCCTCGCGAAGAGAGCGCAGCGGCCAATAGTCTACATCGAAATACCAGCCGCCCTCCCGATAGAGCACCGAAAGCCGGACCAAATCGGCCTTGCTCGAAGGATGCGCCGCGCGGGAGCAAATCTCCGCCAGCTCTGGGAGGATGGCCTCCTCGCCGTGGAGTTTCACTTGATACCCACGATTCATACGCCGGAACTCTTCGATGTTGCGCTCGGCCCAGTCCGGAAGTAGGCCGCCGATCCAAACGAAATGAATCAGCCGCGGGATCACGGCCGCTCCTCCCGGACCTGCTCGCCCTTGCACTCGAGCCCGCGGTTGTAGCGCTTGCGACACTCGGCCATGGCGGCTTCCATGTCGCCTTCGGCCCCGATGACCTCCCAGAAGAGCGGCCAAACCTCCGGCAACGATTCGACGAACACGGTCAGATGGTTTCCAGCCACCGACAGAGCATATCCGGAACCGATGGACGGCTTGCGCAGCGCCAGGTCGATGGCCGCATTCCGCGAATCGTAGAAATATTCAGCCGCGCGCCGGCGCAGCTCTGGAGTCCTGCGATTGCATGTCACGAAAGAAGAGAGTGCGGCGAACATGTCCATGTCGATCCGACGGCTGAGTGAGGCGACGCAGGCGGCGCGCTCGCGCAGTAGGTGAACGTAGAGCGTATCGGGCGACGCCGGGTACCTGTCGAGCAGGAGCGGCAGACCCCAGGACAGGTGATGGTCGATTTCGATGTGCCCGTCCGGGTAGTCAAGATCGCCGATGGACCGACGGGAGTGGCTCTCGTGGGCACTGGTGAAGTTCTGGATGCGCTTGCAGGCCTGCGCAAACGTGCGCGTGCCGCACCGGCCGGTGCCGATGACAAAGACTCTCACCTCCCTATCTCCACCAACGTGTCGACGCGGGCGACGATCCGGCGAGAACTCAACGAGCAGAACTCGTCAACCGCCAGGGTGACACCCTCGCGGAAACCGTAGTCATGGCAGAAGAGTCGCCCGGAGGGCGCCAGCAGCCCCAGAGAGGTTTGGAGGTCGTCCAGGCAAGGCTTGTGATGATGATCGGCATCTACGAAGATGAGGTCAAAACGTCGTAGCGGCTCGAGCGTGGCCAAGTCCTGGACCGTGCCCACGAATAAAAGTTGGTTTGGCTGACGATTGGCCAGCCAGCAGTTGGCGTTGATCTCCTGAAACACGTCGACAGAGATTACCGTAACGCTCGGATATGCGGCCGCCAGACGTGCGGCGGTCACGCCGTGAAGGGTCCCAATCTCGAGGATCGCTCCGCCGGGGGCGGGCATGGCCACCGAGAGCGCCTCAAACTGCCCGGGGCGGAGTTTGCTCTGTCCGTGAAACGTCATGGCCGAAGCTCCGGCACTTGGTCCGGATCGTCGGCCCAGAGGCAGCCGAGATCTCGCAGCCAGGACAGCCACATGCCACGGTTCTTGTGGTAGGCGCCGGGCAGGAGGTAGACCTTGCGGCCGGCCGCCAGCGCGCAGATCGAGAAGTGCAGAGCGTCCGTGACCACGACTTCAAAGGCGGCTGCCAGACGCAGGTAGCCGTCGATGTCGCGCTTGGCAACCGTTCCGAAGGCCGGCCCGCGATCTCCAGGCACCTGGCGGGCCCCGAAGAGCGCCTCGCGATCGCGGCGCAGGAAAACGCCCAGGCGCTCGGCGGGCTTTTCGGTCCCGTGGCTCGCGGGGAAGTCGAAGCTGAGCGCCATGTCCGGGTGAAGCTCGGCCTCCGGACAATGCAGCCGGATGGACTCGGCCTCGCGGGCGCAGTAGCGAACTTTCCCCGGCAGCCGCTCGGGCGCGCGCCATGAGTTCGGCAGCACCGTCATGGGGAGTCCCAGCCGCGCCGCCTTCTCGCGGATGCGCGAAGAGCCGCCGATCAATCCCATGTTGCCGCCGCCGAAGAGCAGCAGCCCGTCGAATCGCTCTGAAATCTGTCCGTTCCACAAGCCGTCGCGCTTTTCCCAATCCCAGGGAAGACGCCGGCCAGCCACCGGCCCGATCCAAGAAACATCGATCCCCTCGCCGCGGAAAAGCTCGTGCGCCGCGCGCTCCTGGAGCGTGTCTCCAACATTGCCGTGCTCGCCCCGGACGTAGCCGAGGCGCCGGCCGCGCATGGGCGCCAAGATCCCGGAGAAAGCGGAAACGGGAAGGAGTCTCACGGCCGGCCCCCGTCGATGGACAGCACGTAATCTAGAACACGGCCGCGCATCACGTGCCGGCCGCGGTGCGTCTCGTCGCCGGCCGGGACCCCGGAGGTGTGTCCAAGACAGACGATGCCCATGATTTCCAGGTCGCTCGACAGCCCGTATTCCGCCAGGCCCTGCGCCCACGTGCCCGCAACCATCGGCGTGCCGTCCATGTTCGCGAACGCCGATACCCAGCATGCTCCCAAGCCGTATGCGGTTGCGACGAGCAACATGTTCTGGATCGCGGCGGCCGCATCTTGATATCCGAGCTGGCGCCATACGGCGCCGCGGCTGCCGCGCGACGAATCCAGGCTGCGATCCTGGAAGACGAGAACCAATGCGCTGGCGTCTGCGAGGAAGTCATTCCCAAGCCGCAACTGCGCCAGCTTGACGATGCAGTCGCGACGTGTCTCGACCAGCAGCCGCACGGCCTGCGCGTTCGATCCGGACGGCGCCCACACTGCGGCCGCCAGGATGTCGAGCAGGCAGTCGTTTGCGATCTTCCTGCCCGTGTACCCGCGCCGAATCGAGCGCCGGGCGCGGATCACGCCGAGAATGGTCTCTACCGTTTCCACAGCAGCGGATCCCATCCAAGGCCAGCCATATGCTGGCACGCCGCGTTGCGCCGGTCGAAGTGGTCCGGCCGCGTTTCGTTGCCCTTTTCGTCCGTCAGGTTGCGGTATTTGCTCCTCATGCCCGCCACGACCCGGGCCGGCTCTCCGGTGACTTCCTGGGATGCGGCGCACAGGACAATGTCGTCCTCGGTCCAGACGGCCTCGGGAATGTCGCGCGCGAAGGGCGTCGCGAGCAGCCGGCGGTCAACCGCGTGGACTTTCCCTTTGATCACCGACGCCGGGCCGTCCTGGTGGCTGAATCGTGCCGAATCCGCCCCCCAATACATCGAGTCGGAGACGGCCAGACAGCGCCGGCCCTCGGGCCCCACCACGGAGCCGGGATGCCGCTCCAGAGCGGCCAGCATCGGCGCCAGCGCATCAGGCGTGGTCAGAAGCACATCGTCATCCAGGAAGACAACCGCATCGGCGGTGGACAGCTGCCCAAGAGCGTGGCGCGCGCGGCACTTGAAATTCTCGCCGGCAACCACGTTGACGGCACCGGCCACCGGCGCCGCAGACGGCGCGTTGTGCCAAACGAAGATGCGACTGGGGGCGGGATTCTGCGCGCGGATGGCCGCCACCACGTCTGGAAGGTTCCGCGGCCGGAGGTAGGATAGCATGACCACGTCGTAGTTCACGCTTGCGCCCCTTTATTCTGGGCGGCATGGGCTTTTTCTTGGCCATTCCATCCCCATTTGCGCGGATGCCAGAGATGCACGAAACCTGAGACCGGTTTCCGTGCGTTCAAGTCTTCGGCCGAGAGCCCCCGAGACAGGAACCAGTCGCTGACCGGCCGGTCAAACTGGCCCCATGTTTCCTTCGATGGCCAGCCCCCGCGCTCACGAAGATGTTCCCGGAGCATGAAGGCGTTTCCGGTCCCGTGCCGGGGGGTGCTCGGTAGGCTCAGTCGGCCGCCCCGAGATCGCGCCTGGTAGCCAGGGAACCACGCTTTCCCGGTATCCAGGTGCGCGATCCCGCGCCGGAGCACTTCTTCGGGCACCAGCATGTCGCAGTCGAGGAAGAACAGCCGGTCAGTGCCTGCCAATTCGGCAAGCGCATTGAGCGCCGCGCCCTTGTTGAACGGACCGGTCTGCGGAAAGACTCGGAAAGAAAAAGGCGCGACCGCGGCGGGGAACCAATCTTTCAGCGGCGCGAGTTGCGGCACGTCGGGCCAGTCGGCGACCAGGATTTCCAGCCGCAGTCCGGCCCGGCGGGCCGCGTGGACCAGGGACTTGGCGCACTCAGGGAACAGCGTTATCCGCCGTCCTTCGTGCTCGATCACGCTCCGGTTGCAGTGCGCGATGAGCACCGAGAGCTGCAAGCCCTGGTCCACGTCGGCCTCATTGACTGCTAGTAACGGCCGAGAGCGATGTCGACCGTCTCGTCGGCAGCGGCCGCCGCCGTGGTCGGATCGCCATCCGGGTCCACAGCGGAACCGGCGGTCTTGTTGCTGCTCGAGGTTGTGGTCGCGACCTCGTTACCGGCATCCCAGTAGCACTTGGAGCCGGAGGTGATGGAATCGGACGATCCCGTGCCCTTCGGGAACCGGGCGATGACGCCACCGACGATCAGACTGCCGAGCTGACTGGCCGCCAGATCGTTCTCGACGATGCCCACCAGCTCGCCCAAGACCACCACGTCCCCGGCGGTCTTTGCGGTTGCCGGCTTGTACGGAATCTTGATCGCCTTCTCATTCCCGGAGACGATCGTCACGAGCGGAGTTGCCATCTCTGTGTCCTTTCGTGTCGAAGTTTAAGTTAGAGGGGGCCGACCTCCGGCCCCCTCTGGATCCCGAGGCCCAGCCTACGCGCCGGCCATCTTCACCATGCCGCGGAAATCGAGAGCCTTGGCGACGGCGTCCTGGATGACCCGGTAGCCGACCGCGATGGAATCGATGCCCATCTGGCTCTGGTTGAAGTATTCCAGCCGCGGGGCCTGCTGGCCGTTCCGGAAGCTGACCTGCACGGTATCCACCTGGTTCGGATTGCCGATCAGGTACCAGCCCGTAGTCGAGTATCCGGTGTAGTTACTGTTGCTCAGCCGGCTCTCAATGACCGGAGCGATACCCAGACTGCCCCAAATGTTCGCGGTGGCCAGACCTGCGGTTGTCCCCTCGGCCAGGGTGATGCTCTTGAGTAGCGCGCGCGCGTACTCCTCGTTTTCCGGAGAGCAGAGCAGCACGGCGGGGTTGATGTCCAGCGGCTCGCCGTCGCTGTTGACCTGCTTGCGGAAGAGCTCCAGGGCCTTGCGAAGGGCTGTGGCGCCAGCACTGAGAGCGTAGGTGCTCCCGGTCTGGTAGTTCTTGTATGTGCTGGCGTCGAAGAGCGCCACGCCATCGGCCAGGACCGCGTTCGCGAGCAGATGCGTATAGACCAGCTTGGAGATCAGGCTGGCCGCCCGGTCACCCATGCCCTGCGGAACCTTACTGAGCATCCCGAGATCATCGTTGATGAGGTGCACTTCACTGATGATGACCTTCTTGGCGTAGCGGGCGAGCGTGAACTGCTCGTACTCCTCGCTGAGCTTCCCGTCCTTGATCTCTCCATTGGCGAACCCGACCTCTTCCAGGTCTCCCACGTCGGTCAGGCGTACTCCGGTATTCGCCTTGAAGTCCCTCACCGACCCGGTCGAGCACCATGCGCGCCAGGTCGCGGAGGCCATGGTGTAACCCTTCATCATGAACTTGTTGGCCACCGCCCCGAGAATCTGCGGGAGAGTGATGGTGCTCGCCGCTGCGCGGAGCATCTCGTCCTCGCGGTGCGGCACATCCTTGCCCTCGATCCGGAGGGCGTGCCGACAAACATCCAGCAAGGACAGGTGCCTGAACTCGTCGGCACGGTTCGCCCGCTCCTCGCCCTTGGTCTTGTCCTCGCGGACGATATCGTCTCCGGCGCCAGCACGGACGCGCATAGCGTCCACGATCAGGCTGCGCTCGATGTCGCCGCCCTTGACATGCACCGCCGGGGAACCGACCCCGGAATCCATGCGCTTGCGGACGGCCGCGAGCACTTCGGCGCCGGTCTTGGCCTCGTCCCATCGTTCGGCAATGGCCTGTGCCTCGATCTCCGGGAACTCGCCGCGACACACGCCCCGGACCTTGGCCACGCGCTCAACCTCGGCCTGGCCCTGCTTCGCGAGAGCCTGGTCGACGCGCTCCGCGACCAGCTTGTCGATCACCGCTGGATCGATAGCGGGTGCGGGCTCGGCGTTGCGCTGCACCGGCTGCACCGGCTGCACCGGAGGCGTCTGCTTCTTGGCCACCTCTTCGGCCGCGCGCTTGGCCTCGGTCTGCTCCCTCTCAAACTCAGCCTGAAGTTCGGCGCGCTTCGCCTCGTCCAGGTCCTCGAGTTTGAGCCCACGCTTCACCAACCACTCACTGAACTGCATGGCAGCTCTCCTCATCTCTGCGGCCCGCCGCACTTTCGCGTCTACGTCGGCTCCTTTCACGACAGCCGAAACCTCGTAGACCGACCAGCGGACGAACACATCCGTCGGGCGCGCGCCCGCTTTGAATGTGCGGCCGTCAACCGTTCCTGTTTTCTCGGGCTCGATGCGAAGGACCGATTCCGTCGCATATGCCCGGATGCTCACATCGTTGAGATGCCCGTCCCGATAGTTACGGAAGGCGTCGAAACCCCTCTGTGTCCCGGAAAAGTAGAGTCTCGCGACAAGCCGACGCTCGCCCTTGTCATCTTCGATTGACCAGTCCCTCACTGACCCGAGTGTGTTCTCGACAGTGCTCGCGTCGTGTGAGTCGACCAGTGTAACCGTTCCTGTCGGAAGGTTCGCTTTGTCCATGAGTAGGACTTGATCAACCGTGTTGTAACTGCGGTCCCAACCGACAACTGGCTTTTCGGTGGCCACGATAACTGGCATGGAACGATCGGATTCTCGTGCCTGTTCCGCACGGACGGCCATGCGAATGACGCTATGGTCCGAATCCTCGGGGATCTTCGAGCGAAGGATCATTCCTGGCTTCCTTTCTTGCCGGAGTTGGCCGCTGCTCCCGCCTCTCCGCCTGCGGGGGCGTCCGGTTGCTTCTCGACAGGCTGCCCGCCCTGAACGTCCAGCGGATGCCGGATGCCGCGAGCCCGCCACCTATCGACTTCCGCGAAAAGCCGGGCCTCGTGGTCAATGTCGTCGCGTCCATCGGACAGGACTTCGTCAGCCACGGCGGTAAATCCGTTGCTGGTCCGGGTCTTGGCCGCGTTCGCGGAATCAACTGGATTGGTATGAGCTTCGTTCTTGGGCCAGAGCCACTGCGTCATGAATGGACCGGCTGGATACGGTATCACCCCAACCCTCGTGGCCTCGGCAAACCACATACCGAAACGCCTGTCTAGGTCGCGATTTTCAATGATCCCGCGAACAACCTCGCCGTCGGCGGCAAGCATGAGCCCGTCAAAGCGAGCGCTTGCGAAATTATGCCTACTGCTGTCACCGGTAACAGCGTTGACCGGCAGACATGAGCCACGCCCCGCGGCTGCCAATTGATCACGGCGGAACTCTGAAAGGTTCTGGTTGGGGTGCTCCGGTTTCACAGTCATGGGCTCGTAGCCGGGAGGCAGCGTGGTCAGTGTGCCGTCCTCGAGGTCCATGACAGAGGGCAAAAGCGCCTCGGCGTCCTGCGCAAACTCCGGCATGGTGTTCTTCAGAAAGGCAGCGAATTTGTTCGCGATTTCGGCCGCACTGACCGTGCCCTCATCGACGCGGCGCAGCTTGTGAAAGATGCTCAATGCAGTGGCAAGCCACGGCTCGGCCCGGAATTGAATCGGGTCCTCCTCGACAAAAACGTGGAGCATCAGCCCGGCCGGAACTTCGTCAAACTCACGCCGGAAATAGAAGTCGTTCGCCTGATTGTCCGGGTCGTCCTTCAGGATGAAGTAGCGAACCGGACGGCCGTCCCGGTCGGTCTCCACCCCGTCGCCTGAGATTCCGACCGGGGATTGCAGCCGATCTGGACGGATCATCAAGAAGCGCAACTTGACCGGCGTCGGGGCGTTCATATCGATCCGCGGGACGGCCAGATATTCGCCACAAGGGAAGAACTGCTTGACTCCCAGGTGGACCTGCATGGCCAGGCTCTCACCCATCCTGTAGCCACAAGCCTTTGCCCATCGCGCAAACTCGAATTCGACTTTCTGGTTCCACGGCTCGTTCGCGCTCCGCATTTTCAGATGCGGGCCACGACCGACGATCACGTTGGCATACGTCCGGCCGAGGCCCTTGGCGAACCCATTCTGACGCATCTCAAAGCGGGAGCGCTTGCGGATGATGGACTGCTCGGCGAGCAGCGCCTCATTGAGCCCAACGTCCATCGCGTTGTCGAAGCCGAGGAGCCGAGTATTGCTCGCCGCGTCGTAGTGCGTTCTGGACATGTCTACGATGGCGGGCCTTCCCGCGGCGTCGAGAATCTTTGACGTGCGCTGGAGTGCCATCAATTCATCCCCTTAGGTGTGACCTTGCAAATCCTGATCCCACCATAGGTGGAGTCGGCAGAGCTGTCCACCATGCCCTGATATACTGCTCTGGCCTTCTGTAGCTCGGTCAGGTTTTTGTAGGTGATGCTCTTTCCGTCTGGGAAGGAGATTGACTGCGCCGCCCCGCTCTGGATCATCGACAGAATGGCCGCGTCGATAGCATCGATGATCGTTTGCGGGCTTGTGGACATCGTCTTCTCCCTTGAGGCTGTGGGCACCAGTCCGGGCTTGCCCCCCGCTGCCCCTCTCTCTTCTCCTCCAAGCCGCTACCACTCGCGTTCTGTGAATCTCTCTACCCTACAGGTGGTAGGTGGTCAAGGAAAATTTGGAATATACGCTATTTTGTTACACTAATGTAATTTTTGCGCCTCTATCTTGCGGTCTCGAAGGTCGGGAAACGCCTTCCGCAGTTGTCGCATACCCTGACGCGCTTGATTCCTCCTGCTGTCCGGCGCGTCCATCCAACGCGCAGATCTGGGCATCCGCAATTCGAACATCGAAAACCCTTTCCGCTGGACAATTGCTCGGCCCGTTGAGTGTCTGCGATCATCCCCTTGAGTGTTCTTTTGGCTTCCGGCGATCCCATTACGTTCTCCCAAGCAAAGCAGCCAGCGACTTCCCGCCCCCCGACGTGCCGCCAGCTCTATCCCTACGGGGTTTGCCTCCAGCCTTCATCCCATCCAGTGCCATCCCAAGCCGCATCGCCCCCACGTGACACCCAACGAAACAATCGAACCAGTGGTTCGGCCGCCCTGGCAGTGCGCGCCACTTCGCGATCTTGTCTCCGTTCTTCAGCGTCTTCGACTCCGGCCGCTCCGCGGTCAGGTGCTCGGCCAGCGCCCAGTGGTCCTTCGGCTCGCGCCCCCACAGCGACACACAGCCGCGGCCGCCCATGCCCGTGCGCAACCGCTCGTTCGCGAAGCTTTTGAAGTGATCGGTGTTGTAGAACAGAATCCGCGCGTCTTTCGCCTTCGTCAGCGAATAGTGCCACCCGTCGCCCTGGTCACGCCGAGAGCAATACCGCGAGGGCTTGAGCTGCGTCTCCGCGCCGATGCCCTTCGAGGGAATCAAGAACGCCGCGTGCGGGCTCTGCCGACAGAACTCGTAGACTGTCTTCGCCTGCCAGCCGGAATCGACCATGCAGGCCGACAGGCGCAGGTCCCCGCCGCCGGCCACCAGATAGGATCGCCGGCAGATGGCCCCCGTCACTTCCGCGAGCCGCGCCGTCAACGCGGCTTCCACGCCGCCGAGCTTGCCGCGCTCCAGCGCGACGACGCCGCGGTCGAGCACCCCGCCGGTGAAGCCGTCGCCAAACCAACACGTCAGCCAGTGCATATGCGAAACACTTCCGAGGTCGATGAAGGACACCACCAGAGACGCCCCATGGTTGGCTTGGTATCGGTCCAGCCCGTTGACTTTCTTGGCCACGTCCGCCGGCTCGAGCGGCGGCTCGATCCCCTCGAACTCCTCGATCGGCTCAAGCTGATACTCTGCCTGGAAGACGTGCGCCCCGCGATCGATCAGCAGGTTGTAAGCGTGCTGGATCGCCGACAGCTCGCCCGGCCCGTAGCACTCCGCCCATGAGACAACCGCGCCGGCGTCCATCTCGGCGCGATTCGCCGAGTAAAACGCAGTCGCTCTTTTCTCCGCGTCCGCGCGGCCGCCCTCGTCGTTCGGCGCGTAGGTCCGGCGCAGGTCGGCATACTGCTGCAACCACAGAGTGTCATGCGCCTTCGCCCAGCTCTTGACCATCGGCAGCCGGGCCCCCTGCCATTCGGGGTGCCGGCTGTGGTCCAGCAGCCGGTCGACCAGGTCGCCCTTGCGGATCACGGTGCAGGGCATGACGGCGCTCATGGTCCGGCTGTGCCCGGCGAGTCCAAGGATCGCACCGGTAATCAGTTTCTCGCGCGTGTCGCATTGCGACGGGCTCCGGGCGCTGTCGTCGGTCTGCGGGTCGTCGATGATCGCGAAGTCCGGCCGCACTACACTGCCGTCCTTGCGCCGATGCCGCAGCCCGCGGATGCGCCCGGTCAGCCCGAAGGCGCGCACAATGATTCCATTCGACGCCGCCGGCTGACCGTTGTCCTCCAACATGGTCGGGAGCACAAGGCAGTCCGTTTTGAGCTCGATCATGGTCCGGCGCCCGACCGACATTTGCCCGCGGCAGCGATGCGAGATTCCCTCAAGGCAACGCATCGGCCAGCATGCGCCCGGGAAATCCTCCATGAGCACGTCGTTGTCCTCGAACTCGGCCTGGATGTCACTTATCAGGTCCTCGCCGGCGCCGCGATCCGCGCAGACAAGCGGGATGTATCGCTTGTGCCCGTGGCACGCGCACCAGACCGCAGCGCCAACGGCCATCGTGGTCTTCCCAAATCCGCGGAAAACCGCCTCTGCGAAAAGACCTCCGCCCAGAAGCGCCCCCTGCGTTTTCGCTAGCACGCGAAGGTGATCTTCGCTGAACGGCGCCGGGAAGCTGTTCGGCAGGTACGTCTTCAAGAACCGCGGCAGGTCGAGCCGACACGCCTCGCGACGCTGGCGGTCCTTGACGGCCGGCCCTGGCCCGATGTCCCGGGCCGCGCGGTCGCGGTCGCGCATCCGCTCGGTCTGACTGCGGGGATCCAGCGCCCGCCGCAACGGCCTGCCGTCCTTCAGTCGACGGCGCAGGTACGCGATAAACGCCCACAGGTTGACCCGGCTGTTGCGCTCCACCGGGTATGTGGCACCGTTGGCGATGTTTTGAATCTGCTGCCGCGTGATCGTCCCCGGCATCGCCTCGTTCGCGAGCTGCGCTACCTGCCCGTATGTTAGAGCGGTTGGGTCGAGGTGATCAGACACAGGTTTATTCCCCCACCTCAATCGCCCGATCCATCGCGAGAATGAAATCTGTGTTGGGGCTTTCCCCGTAGAAAAATACGAGCCGGTCGCGGGCGAAGCAGAGCGGCTTCCGCATTTTCTCGACTTTAACGCGAAGGGCTTTTACCTCAGCGCGCAGCTGCGCCTTCATGGTATCGAGTTCTTTTTTGGTGAATTCGGACCTGTCACTGGACATCACGCGCCACCTTTCTTCTCGTGCCCCGGGTACCCGTGCCGGCGGAGCATCCACGCCATATAGGCCGCCGGATCAATTCTGCCGCGGGCGTCTACGGGAACGCCAGCGGCAATGTCTTCGCGTAAATCTGATTCTGAAACCACATCCCCGGCCGACTGCGCTCTCATCCGTTTCAAAACTACACGCGCTGATTCCGCTTTCATGGTTTCACCGTCCTTTCGCTTTGCTGTTTTGATAAGACAGTTTTTTTTCTTGAT